GTTCCGGGCTTGACCCGTGGCCCGCCACCCTTCGCCTTACCCGCCTGACCGTAGCTGACCTTCTTGCCGGACGCCGTGACCTTGACGCGGGCTTTGCCTTTCGCTGGTGTCGCCATTAATCTATCCCACCTTTCATATCCATGATACCGTTGTGGTCACGGCTTATGTATTTAAGATCGTTCTCAATCAGAGCCACTCGTTGCTGCAACTGCGTGACCTGACCAATTGAATTAGCTAAGTTAGCTAATTCGTCCCAAATCTCCTCAATCTCAACGAAAGCATATTCGATTTCCATTGCATTGTCTTCGACATCACGCTTGAGGTTGATATTGTCCTCAATGGCCATGCGAGAGCCTATTTGACCTACAGTCTCTTCTAGGCTGGCAATAGTTGCAGCCTGCTGGCTGACCCACCAAACACCAGCGGCCAATTGAACGGCCATTGCAGCCACAAGGGCCAGAGGTAGTTTGACGTTTTCCATTATTTTTTCAGCCCCTTTACCGTGCGGATACCAAAGCTCGCCGCAATGCTTGCATACATCGCCCACTGAAACCACTGAGGCGCAGCGTCAAGATTTGCGAAACCCTGCGCCATATAGGGCTGTATGCCCGGTATGAAGCTGCCAAGAACGATGGCTATGAATGCCACGGTCCACGCCTCATCTTTCCACGAATTATTGCTGGCCTCTATAGCAGCTTGCTCCCAGCTGATCTCGCCAGTGGCGATTTTCATCTTGGTCTCGGCTTCAGCTTTCTTCACGGCAGTCTTGCCGTCAATGTAGCTGGCAGCTAGGCCGCCGAGTGATCCTATTATCTGACCGATCATTGTCCCACCTCATATTCTACTTTTGAGCTTGAACCAGTGCTGGTTACGCTCGTTTTGGACTCCTTACCCATCCAGATGCCAAAACAGCCTGTGAGCGCCCCCATACAGACGCTCACAAGCCCTGACTGAGCAACGCTGGGATCATCTAGGCTCATAAACCAATGCACCGCCTGATAGGTCAGCACAGTGACCGCCAGCATCATCAAGCGCGGCAGAACTTTCCAGTCATCAAGTATCGTGTGTGCCATTCTATTTACCTTTCGTAATCTTCAAGCACTGCAAATATTCATTGTTTTTCGTCACCAGAACAGAAGCCCGACGCAGCTCATCCGTGCAGTCCTTTTCAGAGCTATACTGGCCAACCTCGAAGTGAATGACGCTTGTAGAAAGCTGAAACCAAATCAAGACCCACATTATCTCACCTCATCCGCAAGCAACGCTGCAACCCAGAGCAAACCGCCGCTTCCTACGGCAAACACGGTGCAGGCAACTGCAATCGTAATGAAGTAAAAGATGCGGTCACGCTTTGCGGCCTGCTCCTCCAGAGCTTTCTTCTGCCTTGCTCTGGCTGCGCCCATTTCGCGTTGCACTGTCTCCCACATGCCCGGTGGTCCATACAAGCGACAATGGCTGCGGAGCGTATCCATAGCTTCTTTGTGCTTCATCTTCGCGTTTGCAATTGCGAAGCCCTCTTCCTCGGTGGAAGTCAGGCGACCCAGCGGGCCTTTGTGTCGGCCTTTCTCTGCGAGGTGGATGTCGGCTTCCAGCTTGGCCAGCTTGCCAAACTGCGGCAGCACAGAACCAACATCCTTGCCAGCTTGTACCGCAGAGCTAATCCCGCCTGCGACTGTGCTAACCGCACTTGCGAGGGCTAAAACTTCAATCATGCTTCTGCAAACCTCACTGGGCAAACATAGTGCGGCGGCACGCTATACTTGCGATCATACCACTGGCCCTTCGCTACCTTTTTCTGGCCGCACTCATAATAGCAAGACTTCACCAAAACATTGCCTGCGCCCTGCACCCATGCGTGTCCGAAACCTACAAAGACCAGCGCGCAAAGCATCTATCTCTCCATCAGTCGATCTATTTTTTCTTCAAGACGGTCAAACTTGTTCATAATCTGAGACAAGACTTCAGAGCTGTCTGACTTCGTGACATACTCTTTAGCCATCTCCTCACGGGTACGGTTGAGCAAGATGCGGAGGCGATCTAGCTCTTCGCGTTGCGTCTTTAACCACCAGCCAATGCCAGCGATTACAACGCCAAAAAGTATATTCAAGATCGCGTCCATTTCCATTTTAGTAACTGCCTTCCCAGACCCGAAGGGCGCTAAATTCGCTGCTCATTAGCTTACGTTTTAACACATCTTTGACCGCTTGTGTATCGGTCCAAGCCACCCCAGCCTCCTTTAGCCACACATTGAGCAGGGCTAGGTCAACATTGCCAACGTGCTTGTAGTCGGAGGCAAAGCTGTTCTTCGTCACCTCACGGGCCTGTGCAGCGTCCTTAAGCATGTGTGATGCGTCAAAGGTCCGCTTGATAACCATGTTGTCATCGTTATCAAACGAGATATTTTCCGAAATCTTGGTTGATGTATTAATCATTTACCCAAGCCTCGTTAATGTGGATGGTTGACGGATTGTCGGCGCGAAGAGTGCCGTTCTCGTTGCGAGCGCGCTTTCTCTTTGCTGGCGCTTTGGCTTTGGCCACTGGCTTTTCAGCCTCAAGCGCACCAGAGCGAATTTCGTTTATTGCTTTGATTTCGTCAGCGGGAAGGTCGATCACGTCGCCTTTGAAAAACTTGCCAGCAGATGTAAAAACATTTGCAACGGTTACTGTGGCTTTTGTCATTTTAGTCTCCGTTTAAAGTGAAAATGGGGGCAGTCTCCCGCCCCCATTTTTTAGATTATGAAGTTGTACAGTCGGCGATGATGCCGTTTGCAGCTTCATTTTTGGCGCAGAGTGTAAGTTCTGTCACAACTTGGCGAGTAGTGTTGTCGCCAGTTTTTGCCAATGCCACGTTCTTCGTGCCACGCAAGGAAGCAACTTCCCACATGTTATCTTGCATGATGAACACGTCGCGCGAACGGTTTTCGCGGGATGGCATAAACTCTACAGTACCCCAAGGTGTGACGTACACAGCCAAGGATTTAACAACGCGCTCGTCGCCAGCTTGTACGCTGGAACGCTGGTTGTTGTTACCTGTGAAGCCCAGAGCTACATTCATTTGGAATGCAGACAGATACACTGTGTCAGGCTTACCACCAGCAACCCAGATTGACTGCATAACAGTGTCAAAGTTGGCTTGTGAGAAAGCAGCTTGTGTGCCGTCTGTACGAGCGTCTGTACCGTCCCCGGTTGGGTCTGCACCGCCGGAACCAGCTACGGTGTTTGTTGTCAACCAAGCTGGTGCGCCTGCAAGCTCACGGGCAACTGAAGAAGAACCAGCTGCGCGAGCATTGTTGTCGAAAAGTGCTTTTTCGATGTCCAATTTTTGCTCTTTGGCAATTTTAAGTGTTTGATATGCAATCTCTTTTGCGCGACCTGCGTTATCGACATTATCGTCGGAGTCGGATACGACAACGGCGTTTTTGAAGATTTGCGTGTAGTTGCCCAAACGAGTTGTCGCTGTGCGAGCCTCGGCAGTGGTTGCGTCACCCTCGATGTGAGCATTGGCGGCAGAAGCGCGGAGGCTGTCTGTTTGCCACTCTACGAAAGTGTTGCGTGCGGCCTTTTTAGCAGACTTGCTGTAAAAGGGTGTTTCCTCTGGCGAAATATTGTGGATAACATCGCTGAGGTCTTCACGGATACCCACGGAATCATAGGTATCAAATGTGTTGGTTGGCTGTGCCATTAGTGTGTCCTTTCAAAGACTTACTGATTTAAGATCAAGCTCAATGCGTCGTCGATTGAGCCAGTTTTCTGCAAGCGCGACTGCGCTTTTTTACGAGTTGCAACACTTCCGTCTTGCCGCTTTTTCGCACCAGCTTTCACCACTGGCCGGGCTTTCTCACCTTTGGCCTGTGTTGATTTGCGCTTGGCTACCAGTGCGCGGTATTTACGGGCGTCATTCAACGCTCGCACATAACGTGCATCTGACACGGCAGCCATTTCGTCTGCCGTAAAGCCATATTCCATGCCAACATTAACCAGCTCACCCTTCAATCGCTCACCCTTTTCTGGGTCAGCCATCTCTGGGATGTGTTGCTTCAAGATTTCAGCCTGCTCTTGCAGATACGACTGGTGCGCCTGCGTCTGCCGCTGAGCTTGTTGCTGCTGCACTTGTTGCATTTGGAATAAGTTTTGGTCGTACTGTGCCTTGCTCTCGTCATACTTGAGCTTTTCTTCCATGTACCCGATTGGGTCACTTTCAAACAACTCGCGTGTTGGCGGGGTTGGGGCTTGCAGTCCACCGTTTTGTGCTTGCTGGTGCAGCTGCAAAATTTGTTGCTGCTGCTGTTGCAATACGGCTGCCTGCTGCTGAATTTGCTTGCGCGCTTCAGCGGCTTCTTGGAACCGTTTATTAATTGCCGCTTGTCCCGCAGCAGATTGCTTTAACTGATCCAGTGTCCACATCTCTTCTTTTCCGTCAACTTTGACGGGGATGAGATTGGTGTCTTCAGCTTGTGCCTCTACTAGGTCTTCGTCGTCAATTTCGACATCATCATATTCTTCGCTGGATGCCTCAACGTCATCTTGCTCTTCGTCTGCAACCTCAACTTCTTCAGACTGATCGTCATCAGGCTCAATCATTGCGTCCACAGCTGCGTCAAAATTATTGTCCTCAGAAGTCTCCTCTGAGGGTGCGAGTAGGCTATCTACTGCGTCTTCTAGGGTAGTCGATTCCATCGGTGCTACGTCCTTTGTTTGCGATCCAAAAGCGTCTCTGCTGCAAGTGCAGCGTCAAGGGTCACTTCGATCTGGTTAAGCGCACGGATTATCGCGTGCGCCTCTTCACGGGCAGCCACGTCAGCTGCCCCACTGCTCGCAAAAACCTGCATTTGGTTTTCGCGCACACTCTGCATAAACTGCTTAAATGCAGTGTCGTTTTTCAAACGGCGGGCCTCGTCGGCCTCTATGCGTATTTCTGTTGTCATTGCTGCGGCATCCCTTGAGCCATGCCGCCGATCATGCGGGCTTTGTCTTGCTCAGCTTGGATGCGGGCTACGTCAACCGACGTGCCGTACTCGCCATAAATCTTTGCAGCGTTTACCAGCAAGTCTTGCGCCATCTGATCCCGCTTGAGATCGTCGTTGGCCGCTGCCTTCTGCATTTCAAGTTGCAGCTTGGCCATGTCGGTCTGAGCCTTGTTTGAGCCTTCATTTGCTCAGCCTGCAAGAACGCAGCGTTTGGATCAGCCGCCTGACCTTGCTGGGCCTGTGCCTGCTGCTGCATTTGCAGCATCTGCATTTCAATCTCTGGCGTGATCGGCGCAAAGTAACGGTCAGCATTGCGTATGCCAGACACCGCCAGCTGGTCGGCCAGCGTGTTGCGAATGTTGGTCAGGCTCACCAGACCATTCATCGGGCCATAGTTTTGATAGACCATTGTTTGCATCTGGAGGGCTTGGTTGAGGGCCATTGCCTTCTCTTCCTCACGGCCAGTGCCTAAGCCCACGTTAATCGCAACATCCATTGACTGGTTCCAAACGCGAGGATCAATAGGCACAAACATGCCATTCATCCGCATCATTTGCTCTTCGTCAACATTCTTGCTCATCAAGCGCAGCATGATGCCAAATAGATCACGCATACCATCGGCAAGGTTGCGAACCATAACCTCAACCTGACCAGCTGCGGCCTGCACAGTAGCCTGCACAGCGGCCTTTGTAGTTGACTGCATTGCATCAGGGTCTAGGCCCATTGACGCCCTAGAAACGCCTGTCTTGCTCTCTACGAGGCCGTCTAGGTATGTCAGCGCGCCAAGTGTCTGCCCGGCAGTAAATGGAACGGACAATTCTTGGACTGAGCCGGGCGCGCGCATACGCACGATTGCGCCGATCTCATTGTTGAGAACGTCGTCAATGTTGACCGCACCCTCAACAATGCCAAGGCGAGGGTTGTTCGTCATCGCCACGTTATCAAGAATAGAGCGCAGCACAGATGTGGCTGCATCTTGGTCATCCATAACAATCTCGGCCAGTGAGCGGCCATAGAACGCGTGTGGCTCTGGATCGACCTCGAACTTGGCAAACGGCAACTCATCGCATGGCTCAAAGTCCAGCAATTCGTATGACGTGCCGCCACAGATTAATTTGTGCAAAACTGGTATGCCAGTGCCGTCAACGTCAATGCGCATATACGCTTCAGTCACGGCGACATTGCGCATGGATGGGTCTTCAATGTCCTCGTCTGAGGTGTCCATGTCGTAGCCACGGCGCTCATACATCTCGGCCTCTGTCATATCAGAGCCGCTTTCAAAGCTATCCAAGTCCAGCACTACGTCTGGGTCAAAGCCCATTGCGATCAAATCGCCAGCGCGCATGTCGGTGCGGTGAGCAACGATATAAGCGTCGGTTAATGAGCGTGCGTCACGGTTGATGAAAAACTCTTCCGGCGGGACGCTCTCAATGCACAGCTCGCCCATATCCTTCTGGCGGCTTAGCTTAACGCTGTGGACTGGCATCTCAATTTCCATACCCATTGGATCAATCTCAATGGACATTTCAACCGTATGCTCCAGCACAGTCACGCTGTCGTCTTCGATCAGGTATGTGTATTCGTCATCGGACAGGTCAGAGAACGTGTAAATCTCGGCCTCTGGATATGTCATCCAATATGCCTTCACGATGCCTTGTTTTTTGACCAGCGCATCTTGGAAGGCGTCATTCAGCACGCGGTATCCGTTTAGCCGGGTAAACTCGTGGTGCATGAACTCAGTGGCTTGCTCAGCCATCGCCACGTCCTCTGGTCCGCGCGGCACAAATTCAACTGGCTTGGCTGTGCTGAGGAATATGCGCATCAGGCTTGGCTTCACAGAACGTACAGTATCTCGTACTTTTGTGGCGCAACTACCTTGCTTCGGCCATCCTCATAGCCAAGGTCAACCTCACCGTCATAGTAGCGCTGCGCCTTGATGCGGTCCTCGCTGATTTCGCCCTCAACAAAGTCCACCGCATCAGAGATTGCGTCCTGCACAATGCCTTCGATTTCGCTGCGTGATTTTGGTTTAAGTTCCATTATTGCTGCTCCTGAGCCTGCAAGCCGCTTAATCTAGCAACTATGTCTTGGACTAATTCTTTGGTTACAACTTTTGAAGGCTCCGCAACGCCGCCAGAGCGAACTAAATCCTCAAGAGCCTTGCGAGAGGCTTTGATTTTAGCGTTGTAGCCCAACTTCGCAAAAGAGGCTGCCGTCATGCCCATGATTTCATAGGCGAAATTGCCGGGGATAGACAAAAGGGCAATACTCATCCCAGAGGTTAAACCGTTAGATGTAGGGGCCAACTTGCCAATCGTCGCTAATACTTTGCTGCCTATTGTGCCGTCCGCAACCTTTTTCAGAGCGGCTAATTCATCGGGCGACCAAAACGCAGCGGCCCTGTCGTTGTTGAGTATTTTGGTAGCAGCGGCCTGAAACGCCTCGCCTGTTTTAGGTATTAAATTTCCTTTTTTTGCGTTTTGAGTTGCCTGCGAAAAATACTTGTCTAACATTCGGGCTTTTGCGTACTTAGAATTTGCTGCCTTTGCGGCCTGCATTAACGCAGCATCCCTACTGCCGTCAGCAAGAACGTCGTCCATTTTCTTCAGCATTGACAAGACCTCTGGCGCGTCCGGCGCGGTCTTGTATATTTTTCCTAAAGCCTTTTGAAGCTCGTTAAACTTTGACAAATTCATTGCCCCAGACTTTTCAACTTCATCAACAAGGGCCAGAGCTTTTTCAACAGACGGCTTTGCTGATAGTATGATGTCGTCCATGTTTAGGACGCTTCTCATGTCCTGTACCAAGTATGCTGTCTGCGTACCTGTCAAGCCAGTTCCCTCTGACTTTAAAAGATCATACGCGGAGTTTTTTTCTGCCTTTAATGTTGGAAGCGTAGGGGAGGTCACGTTCTTTTTTTGAAACGCAGATAGCGTTTTGTTTGCCGCGTATGGTGAAATTAGAGCGCCAGCAATTCTTGCATAAGGTTCAAGGTCCGTACCTTCAGTCGCTTGACCAGCAGCCTCGCTGCCAGCGCCAGCGGCAACGGAAGCCTGCATTAGCTTCTTGCCGCCACCCAATAATCCTCCGGGTCCAACAAACTCGCCTATAGTACCTGCAAACTGCGCGGGCGTGCTTTCGCCACGGTACGCCATAGCCTTGTCGCCGCCAAAGGTAGAAAGCGCAGCCTCAATGCCTCTTCCCGTTGCTGTATCAAGCACAGGCATTTCATTTTCTATTTCAGCGCCAGCAAGCTGGGCCAGCTCTTGACCTCCGCGAATTACTGCACGGCCAAGCATCTCTGGGGTTTCAGCCAAGCCCTTAACGCCACGCGCCATGCCAGCAAGACCAGCTCCAGCAATATCTTCAAACGCGCCACTCTCAACTTGCTGCAAGTTTGGATAGCGGGTTACGCCTTGCTCATCAACGTATGGCTCGGCTGGGGTGGGGGTTGGCGCGGCTTGTCGCTTTGCTAACTCTCGTCTTGCAAGTTCAAGTCTGGCGGCCCTAAGTGCTTCGCTCATAATTTAAACCTCAACCATTTGCCGCAATCCAAGCGCGTATTTCTTCGTCTGACATTTTTGAAAAGTCAGGAGTCACTCCAGCGCCTTGGTCGCTCCCCGAAGAACCTGTCCCAATATCTACATACCCAGCAGCAGCCTTGGCTTCTTCTGGGTATGCGTTAAACTTTGCAATTGTTTGCAGGTATTGGTTTTCAAGTATTTGGAGTTGCTTGTTAAACTGCTCTTGGCTTTGATTTTGATTTAAGTTGTTAAGCGTAGATTGCAAGAAATCAATCTCTTGGTTTGATACTTGACCCAATGCCCCGCCAGTAGGGCTTGCGTCTCTCATAGCCTGCAATTTATCAAAACCAATATTAGCCTTAATTGTGTTGACTAAAGCGCCAACGTCAGTAGCAGCCGTACCCGGAATTTTTGTTAACATGCTGCCAACAAACCCAGACGTGGGAAGTTTAGACTCGTTTATTACTCTTTGGGCTTCGTCTATATTTGTCAGCACAACTCCGGCTGTTTTGATTCCACCTTCTCTAGCAGCCTCTTTTGCAGAAGCCGCCTGCTCCACATCAGCCGCAGCCTTGGACCCCGGAATAGGCACAACTTTATATGTAAGGTTGCCCTGCTCGTCTCGGCCCTGCACCATCATAGTGCCTTTATCAAGTGTGCCAAACTCAAC